TTAATTTTTTCCAAACTCTTCCATTCCATCCATTTACTTTTTTAGCCCATTTCCTATGTAAACTTTTCGGGTCCAAAATAAACCTGGGTAAAGAGTCCAGCCCCTCTATTATAGTTCCATTTTCTTTATTATAGACAGCAAACTGCCTCTGCACTAGCTCTCGCACGAGCTGTTCAGCTTCAATCTTCGCACTCTCAAACAACTCTTGCTGTTTTTGTGCTATCTCCTCTTCTGTCAAATCCCTAAAATGAGTAGTCTCAACAACTTTCCCATTTTCAAAAGCATAAGTAGAAGCTAGAGGAATCTTGTCCTGTGGAATAGACTCCCCTGCAACAAAAGGATAAAATTCATGCTTCGCATAAGCTTCATCTCCACTCTTTTTTCCAAATCGGATAGCCACATAAGAGCCACCTTTTTGGATTTTAACAATACTTTTTTTATTAATTATTTTTGCGTAAAACATTTTTTTCCTTATACCAAAAACTTAACTATTCTAAAATACTCTGTACCTGTAGCATTCCCGACTGCTTCCACTGTTGTTGCTGTTGCTATACGCATACTATGCCAATAATTACCACTGGAGTCATTTGACGAGATATGCGTATTTTTATCCTTATCCACATCCACATCTCTTACTTTTATTAAAGTTCCTGCCCCCACGGTAGCCGTAGAATCAACAACCAAAAAAGTGTTTTTTATTTTGATAGGTAAACTGATACTTCCTGCGTATCCCCAAGATAGATTGTTTCGTCTACTTGCTGTATGCTCTGTTATCTCTACATCCACATCCAACTCTTCTAGTGTTATTGTTGCTTGTCTGTTAGCGTATGCTAAACTAGAAGCAATAGTAATATCTGTAGGTGTTGCCTTTACAGTAATTGGTGCATTTTTAGGAGAATAGGAAACGCCATTTTTTAAATATAGCGTAAAAGTAAACGCACTAGCTCTACCATCTGTACTCGATGTAACAGTATGCAGATTTAATGTAATTAAAGTTTTTTCTAGGTCTACAGGGCTATCAAATACTACAGTTTGAGATGTTTGAGCAGGAATATACAAACTGTAATTCTGCGTATTTGCCACTTCTACACAAGACCCAACTCCACCAAAAGGTAAAATATTCATTATGCAATCTCCTTAATATCACTCATTCCTAAACTTACAGTAAACACATCCTGTGCATCCTTTACTATCAAAAGCCTATCTATTCCACCCGTTAATTTTGGGGCTTTGCCCCTAGAGGAGAAAGTCCCACTTGGGTATGTAATCATCCAGTCTTCTCCATGCACGATATCTACATACATTGTGCAAACCTTTCCCTCAACAAAATTTACAAATTCTAGCTCCATGTCTCCTACGACATTTATTCTTAATACATCTCCAAGAAGAAAATCTATAGTAGTAGTAGCTGTAGAGTCTATTGTAGGCTGTTGTCTGTAACTAGAACCATCGAATGTTTTACCATTTGTATCTAGGTCTCCACCTAGCGTTGGACTCGTATCATCCACCACTTCAAACGTGATTTTTCTCCAATTTGCCGATGGTGGTTCATCTCCTATGTGTGTATCAGGAGGGGTAATAAGAGAGGCATAAACCACTCCATTATGCTCTACAGTAGATTGTGCAAAGTCGTCTGTATCGTTCCACTCCCCAAGCCATTTTGTGCCACATAGGGCTTTTACTGCTTCCAAATTGACATCTATTTCACTCTTTATTGTGTCAATTTGCTCTTTTGTTTTATCAATAGACTCTTTTTTTAGTCCTATATCCTCTAATGCACAACTCACATATTCAACTACACTATTCCCCCACGTCCTAAAAGTTGTAGTTATCCATGTTTTCATGTCTGTACAATTTTCTATTATCTTTACAGGGTCGGTTGGGTTGTCGTATGGTGCTACATACGGCGATAAATCATCAGGTTTATTACATTCTGCCATTTTTAAGCTCCTTTAGCTTTCAAAGTTACATTTATTTTTAGAGATAGTGGTTTTTCCCATATCCCACCAATTTGAGGAGTGTAATCGTTGTAAAACCCCATAAATACACTCAAATCTTCACCATTAAATCCCAAATCAAAGTAGCATAGTTGGGATTGATTTTCTAGTAAAATCTTGTTTAGATAGTTGGTATTTGGAATATCTATAGTGTCAAGCGTAACACTATAATCCCCATAGCTAACCCCACTCGTTGTGTCTAGGTTATTGTCTATCGGATTCTCTTTTAGCTTTTTGGTATTTTTTAAATTCGGAGTAACGTACTTTGTTACTCTTCCAACTGTTATGCTATTTCCTACTGCACAAGTTCCAACCTTTGCTATTTTATCCTCTACTACATAGAGAGTTATACGAATTTTAGGATATTGATTACAGGACGAAAAAAACAAAGAGTAGTTAGATTTTAAATCCCAAATTGATTGACAACAGTTACAACAATCAAAATTGACCCATGTAAATAAATCCTCTTCATCCAAAACATCTATCACATTTCCATCTGCATCTACAGACTCCACTTTTAGATTGTTTATGTTTTCCATATTGTTAATAAATAGGAAATTGGTTTGTATAGATAGACCCAACTCTATAACAATATTTTCACCCTCAACATACTCTTTTATACTTTGCCGTGTCGGTGTTGAGTCTCTGTAGCTCCAAGAGGATAAAGGGATAGCATACCAATCAGCACCACCATCAGGAGGATAGGCTTTTGTTTCATCTATCCCACACAAATATTTCATATTTAGGCTAGATATTTTAACCCATTGCCCTACTGTATACGCTCCGCCATCGACCCATTCGGACACGCTTTCTGTGTCAAAATTGTCTGAATCGCTGTCCGTTCCTGTAAACGTTTGAGTGTAGAGTTGTCCGTTATGGACTGTTTCAAAAACTCTTCTTGTTGGTACTGCCATTGTTAATCGAGGACAATTATTAGCCATTTATGATGCTCTCCTCTGTATTTCGTTCCGTCTGTTGAGCCGATGCCAGTTGCTCTCTAGCTATTGCATTCTGCTCTGCTTGTAGCCTATTTTGCTCTTTTTGCTCTGCTATCAAATCATTTAATTTTTTCTCTAAATCTTTGATTTGAGTAGAGTTGTCTTTTATATCTATTCCAAATCTTTGCGATATCACATTTTGAGCCGAAAAGTTTCTATCTAACATCGCTTGATTGATAGACTCTTTTAAATCATATCGCTCCGTAAATTGCTGTTGAACCATTGCCAACCGTTCATCTCGGATTTTTTGATCTAACCCTAAAGTTTCCCACAGTTGTTTTTGTTCTAGCATCTTCTCTTGATATGTTGCGTCTCTAGCTCCCTCTTGCATATAGAGAGCAAAAGGAGTTGTTGCATCAAAGTATTGAGCGTTTTGAGTCCAAAGCTCCTTGATACTTGCATCAACATCAGGTAGATTTTTCTCGTTTGTTTCGATAAGAGAATTAAGCATTTTTGATGTAGTTTCATCAATCGCAGAGACATCAAATTCTACAGTTTTTCGCTCATCTGGTGCATCAATCGCAGAGATTTTTTGATTCATCTTTGCGATATTTAGGAATGCTTCCATACCCCCAACTTCTTCTTTTTGTTGTGTTGCATAGCTAGAGAATACGCTACCCACTTCTCTATAATTTTCATCTTTTAGAAGCTGGTCTATGGTGCTAGATGCACTTTTTCCTATATCTGTATAGAAAGAATTAAACGATTTATACGCCCCATCTTGCATAGAGATTATGGACTCTCGGAGTTGATTTGACAGATTAATTTCCTCGTTGAGTTGCTTAATTCTCTCCTCTCCTGCTTTTATCTGTGCATCTCTCCAAGAGCCTATCATGCTCTCAATCTTTGCGTTGTCTTCACTGGAATCCCAATTGCCTATTGCATCGTAGATGTCTATACTATATACAGTTTTTGGTGTTTGATATTTCTCTGCATTTGTGCGTAGAGAGTCCAATGCACTCACACGGCTATCGTAGTCGCTTCGGATTCTGTCTACTTCTCCTCTTATCAAGCTCTCCATTGTTCCACGGATTTCAGTTTGTTGAGCTTTTAGGCTGTCTATATAGGCTTTTTGAGCCTCCGTAGCTCCTCGCATCGCATCGCCCAAACTGTCCCACAACTCTATCTGCTCGTTTGATATTGCACCATCCCCAACTGCTCGTGCATACTGCTCCAAATACTCTTTTGTAGAGATAGATTCTATTCCCAAATCTTCCAAACTTTTAGACAAAATCCCCATATTTTTATCTAAATCATAAAAAGTTTTTTCCTCACTACTCATGCCATAAGTAGTAAAATACTCTGTAAAAGAATCACTTTTTTCTGTAAGATGCTCTAAGTTTTTCTTCAAAATATCATCATACGCTTTTTGAGCTTTTGCTACTCCTAATAGAGCATCTCCTATCGCTCCCCAATTGTCTATCTGCTCCGAGGTAATACTGTCTATATCTGCTGTTGCATCTGCATACAAATCAGCAAAATTAGAAATATTTACATCTCCGATACCCTCTATTGCACCGACAGATTCAGCAAATTTATCCGTCTCTCTATTGATGAGATTTAGAGCTTTAGTGATGTTGTCTGCATCATTGTTTAAGCTAAAAAGCCCGTCTTGAAAAGAGAATAAATCATCTTTTATGCGATTGGTAAAATCCAATCGCATATCAGCAATCTCTTGTTCTTTTTTCTCTATATCTTCAAGTTTTTTGTACAAATCGGTAAGCGAATCTATACGAGATTGGTCGGCTTCTGTAATCTCTCTACCTCTACGAATTGCTTCGTAATAGATATTTTCTATCTCCTGTGCAACATTATCGGCAGAATGAGCTTGTTCCAATTCTGCCTGTAATGCATCTACTCTCTGTTGTTCCAAGTCGATGTAGTAATCAGTTTTGGCTTGTCCTAATGCTAACTCTCTCTCTCGCAAATCTTCAAGTTGTTTATCATCTATTCCAAGGAAGTCAACATTGATGTTATTCAACGCATCCATTTTCTCTGCGATGGTTTCAAACTCTGCAACAATGGAATCTATAGTGATACCAAGAGCATCGTTTGTGGATAATCTTGCATCCCCTTTGGCTTCGTTAATTAGCTTTTGGAGTCTGCTCTGCTCCCCATCTATCGCCTGTTGATTCGCTTTAAAATTATCCACAAGAGTTCGATAAGCCTCTTGTGTAATATCTACAGGCAACCCAATATCAAACAGTTGTTCATCTCCATTTATAGCTCGTGTCGCTCGTGCCAACTCATCCCAACCTGCATAATAATCGGAGTTCGCCATTTGATGTTGAAGTAGCTCAATCTCCCCCATATATTGCTCTTGACTTTTCCACCAGTTCGCCACAGAAGCTGGGTCTGTTGGGTCGTAAGTACCTGTATTTAGGCTTCTTTCTAAATCTTTTGCATATTGAGAGCCTTGCTCTTTTGCGTGTTGGAGTGCGTCTCCCAACTGCTCCCAAATTTTTATATCATCCTTGGAAACTCCATCCGCAACAGCATCTTGATATTGAGATGTAAATGTCTCTGCTGTTACAGATTCTAACCCTAAGCTCTGCATTGCCACACTAGCAGAGTTTATATCTTCGGATAGCGTAACGGGAACAACTGTTGCTAAATCGCTATATTTACTTGCCGATTCTTCCCCTAATTTTTGGAGTTCTCTCTGTTGCTCAATAAAGAAATTTCGCTTATTAGCATTAATTTCTTGCATCTGTTTTTCTTGCTCTGCTAATAAATCTCCGTAGGCTTTTTGAGTCTCTGCTACATTTTGTAGACTATCTCCTAGCCTATCCAACACATCAACTTGATGTTCAGTTGCACCATTTTTAAGCGTTTCTGTATATCTCTCGATATATTCTGCTCCTGTAATGCTTTCGAGTCCTGATTCTTTTAAACTCTCTGCATAAGCTATATTGGCTTTTTTAACATCATAGAGAAGTTTTTCTTCATCATTCAGATTAAACGTCTCATAGAATTTCTTGTAACTATCAAGACGATTTGATTGATTAAACGTCTCAATCTCTTTAATCTCTTTTGCCGTAGAAGATGCACGAGAAACAGAATCTTTGGCTCTTTGCTCTTCAATAGAGCGTATTTTCTTATCCTCTTCTATCAGAATTTGAACAAGGTCACGCCCCTGTTCAATCTCCAAATCTGTAGGAGGGGTGATGATAGGGTTGCCTCCTGTATCCATCCATCCCCCATCAATTCGGTCATTCCACATATCGCCAAAATTGTCGATTGTGACCCCATCAAGACCTAGTGACTCGACAAGTTGCCCTTTGTCGTATTGTAGACTTTGTAGGTCATTCATGCCGATTTTCGCTTGATAATCTGCGATAGATGCTATAGAAGAGTCAAGTGCGTGTGTGGCATTATAGAGTGCATCAGCCTGGGCGTTTAGACTTCCGATATAGTTATCCACTGCCCCTGCATTCTCCATGATGACGCTATATTGTTCTTCCCAAAGTGGATTGGATTGGTCGAGTCCATCTACAAGATTATTCATCTCTTCGACTGTTTCAGGAATAGACAAATTGACAGCTTCAAAAACCTCAATCAGTTTTCCCTCCGCGATTTTTGCCTGTTCTGCTTCGGTTTTGAACTTGGAAATATATGTGGATATATCCGTACTTAGAAAATCAAAACTTGTTTGAGATGTAATATTATTAAAGTCTACAAAACTTAATCCTACATTTTTAAGGTTAGAATTTATCTCACTAAATGCTTGTTTTTGGGCGTTTAATGCGTTTACATATGTGTTTGTAGCCCCTGCATTATCCATATACAACGCATAGAGTTTTTTTCCCTCTGTAGTAGTCAAATCTATAGCTTCTACTTGTTTTCTATACTCTTCGACAGAGAGAGGAACAGACTGCTCCATAGAACCGAATACGCTTTCCAAATCGCCAAATGCTAGTTCTAGTTGCTCTTTTTCTGTGTAGAAATTGTCGGTGTAGGCTTTTGTTGAGACAGACAAACGAGAAAAATCTATACTAGATGCAATATTCCCAAACTTTAAAGCAGAAAATCCAAGTCTCTCAACTTCATAGTTAGTTTGCTCTAGTTGCACACCTAATCTTTGCCATGTTGTACCAAGCTCTTCGCCCTTGACCCTAAAGTTTTCAAGATTGATGCCACCTGCATCTGCTAAAATTTCAGCTATTTTATTAGTTTCATTTCCAAAATAGCCGCTAAAATACTCTGCTATTTCATCAGCATTTTTTTCTTTAAAAGATTGCTTCATTTCTTCGGATATGTATCCACTCATTGCTTCGGCTATATCGGAGCTATCAACTCCAAGCTTTGCTCCTGTATCAAAAGAAGATGTAAAAATTTCAGCAAAAATACTATTTACATTATCTTCAATTCCACCCTCAATATCTTGGAATTTATCTTTTGTGGAGGATGAAGAGATAAATTTTAGATAAGTTTTTGAAGTCTCAATCACTTGATAAGACATCAAATCTAATCCACCCTCAACGATATCAGCATAGCTTTGTGCTATTGCCATAACTCCTGCATCTTTTAACTTAACGTCTGTATCCCCAACAATGCTCCGAACCAAAGAGGATGAAACATCATCAACAAACTCATTTGAACCAGTGTTGAAAACATCCCCTAAAATTCTCGTAAGTAGTGTAGATGGGTCAAGTGTTGATATGAAATCGTGGATATTATCCATATCAATCCCACTATTTCGCTCTAAACTATCCGTATGATAATAGTGTTTGTCCGTAAAATCTTGCCCTGTACTAAACTGATTTCCACCGAAAATTGCTTGATTACCAATTCCAACTAAGCTATTTTGAATAGCTTGTAAATGTTCAGCAGATTGTTTGGTATATTCGAGGTGTGGATGCATTACATCATTTAAGATTTGAGCGTTATCGTTCAAAGTTGAGACACTAGCATAGATATCAGCTTCGGACTTAGCAAAATCGGACATCGGTTCAGACAATGCTCCTCCGATTACTTGCCCTGCAACTGCTCCCATTTGTAGATACATATTTCCACTATTCATCATTGCAGAGTTTACAGCATTTGAGTCTATAGAGTCGAATGAAGCTTGAATATCTCCTGTTTGACTATATGTATTTAGGACATTTTGCCCTTGTTCTATAGCCATATTTTTAAATGATTCTCTTATTCTGCCTATCTCTTCTGTGATATCTCTTTGCTTTTCAAGAGCCTTTATCTGCTCGACAGAGACATCTTTCCCACGCTCTTTATACCATAGAGATTTTTTTTCATACTCTAATTGGTCGCCATAATCAAAATTTCCCAACAAATCTTGGTAAGCAACTTCACCCTCTATTTTCTTTTTCTGCTCCTCTTGGTACGCTTCAAATGCTTCTTTTTGTTTGGCATTTGCATCTTCCCAAGCTTTTGCATTCTCCTGTGCTATCTTATCAGAAACCTCTTTTTCAAGTTTCTCTTTTTCTTCAAGAATATTTTTGTACTCTATAGCATAGAGTTTTTCAGCTTCTATCTTCTCAATACCATTTTCAATCCACTCTTTTTTCTCTTTTCCGAGTTGGATTTTGGAGTACTCAAAATCTGATAGCGTGAGCTTTTGGAGTTTGTCTGAAAAATCTTCTAGCACTTTTTGCTTTTGAGCCTGTGCATCTTCAAACTCTTTTAGCTCTTGCTCTTTAGCATCAGCTATCTTTTTCCGTTGCTCCTCAACAACTCTATTGGCTTTTTCTGTACTATCAGCAATACTCTTTTGTCTCTCTGCTTCTATCTTTGCATACTCAACAGAGTACCATTTTTCAACTTTGATTTTTTCAGCACCAATTTCCGTGTAGTGCTTTTTCTCCTCATCAAGTTTTAAAATTTTATAGTCAAACTTATCCATAGTCGTCTGATTATACTCATCTTCAAACGATTTCAACTCATTAGAGTAGTCTTTTACCCCATTTTTAAGATTTTTATAAGCTGTAGCTTCGCTTTTAAGAGCTTTTGTGTGTGCTAGACTACTCTTAGATAGAGAACTCTTCTTATTTTTCTCTGCATCTTCTGCGTCTTTTAAAGCTTTTATGGATTTTGTCAATTGTTTAACTGATTCTTTACCCTGTTTATCATAGTCAGGCATTTTTAATTTTTTGGTATTTTTGACAAATGCTTCTCTTTGTCGTACAGATACTTTATAGGCTGTCTCTTCCATTTTGGCTTGGATTAGCTCGGCAGAGTGCATTTTTGCTATTATATTGCCTCTCTCTTTACCCAACTTTGCAAATTTGGCGTTTCCATCTGCTAGAGCTTGATGCATAGAGGCTTCCAGTTTGATAGATTTTTGCTCGTATTCATGGGCAGAACTTGCGTAATCATCATCAATAAAACTAAAAAAATCTGAAATAGTTGCCATAGAGGCGTAAAATTTTGACTGCAAATAATCCAATCTGCTAATCGCATAAGTGGAGATAGACGCTCCGAAGTACTCGAAACCGTTAGAAGAGAATTTAACTAAATTTGAGAAGTTTTCTAGTGCCATAGTCGCACCCATTGCAAGACCTGCAAAGTGTCCTAACGTCGTTATATTGGTATTTGCTTCGTTGTCAAATCCGACCAAATCGCCGACCAAATCGCCAACAACTCCACTAACATCTATGACAGCATTTCCCATAGTTCCAAAGCTACTTGCCGTTATCCCCACTATCTCAACGACTGTAGGGAATACAGCATCTACTCCAGTAGAGATACTGTTCAAGCCATCTACAAAAGTACTATTTCCACTTTGGACATCTGCTGTCCAGTTCATTACAGAATCGGACAAAAGAGAGTACATATTTGTACCCATCTCCAAAAAATGGCTCTCCTCGATAACAGCACTAGCCCAACCACCCTCCAGAGCAGATAGCGTTTTTTGAGCATCTGCATAAGTAGCAGATTTTTGGGCGAATGCTTCGGAAGTGGCTATATTTCCCTTTATGGCTTGTTGAGTGTATTTCTCTATTGCCTCTGCTCCAAGGTTTGCAACTCGGATGACACTCGCACCCTCATCTCCAAAAATCTCTTGGGCGATGGTCGCCTTTTGCATCCCGTCTGGGAACTTTTCAAGTCTTTTCAAAAGAATTTCCATACTACGTTCTGTAGTATACATCTTTTCTTTTGCAAAATCTTGGGAAATTCCAAGAGCTTTAAATGCCTCTTTTGCACTCTCTCCGTCTCGCTGGAACTCTGTTACTTTTGTTCCTGCATCTTTGAAAGAGTCTCGGAGTTGGTCTGTGGAAACGTGGGCTTTTGAGGCTATATATTCCCATTTTGTGAGGGTTTCTACGGATATGGCTAGTTGTTCTGCGAATGCCTTTTGTTCGTTTGTGGCTTGGACCGTTTCGTCGATGAATTGCTTGAGAGAGATGGCACTATATGCTGTTGCTAGAACTCCAACTGCATTGGTCATTATTTTTGTGGATTGTTCAACAACTCCCTCGGCTTTTTGCATCCCCTGCACTAGATGGGAAATGTCCGACTTTACATCAATTATTACTGCACCGATACTATCAGCCATTTTCCACCTTTGTTTTTTTATCTTCTTCCGTATTTTAAACGGAGTTTTTTCCTCATCTTTTCAGATTTGGACTCGTTTTTATTGTTTTCTTTAGTGTCTGCTCCCCAAATAAAATCGCTTGGGGAACTCTTTATGCCGTTTATATTCAAAAGGATTGAGGAGAGCTGTGCTATCTGCATCTCGTTTTTTGCATCTGCATCAGGTTCTTCAAAAAAATAACTCCACATAACAAGCTCTCTATGCGATATAGTAGAGAGGAGTTCTGCTACTGTTCTACCAAGTTTTAGAGCCAAGATGAAATAAAATCTATCTCTCTTGACTCCCTCTTTTAGTTTCCCTCTGTCTCCTGTTGATACTCTACATAAGATTTGTATATCTCATCTATTGCACCCATTCCACCATTTAATTTTCCCAACTCTGACATGGTCATTTTGGGTTCTACTAAGAGGTATGAGACTGCTCTTCTCTTAGAAAGTTGCAAATCAGATTGATTTGGTACTACAGAGCCATTGGTCACTGTTTGATTTTCAAATGCAATAGATTTGATATGATTCTCTTCATCAACAGTCAAAGAGTTTTTTATCTCTACTTTTGCCCCTCTAAGGGCTTTCACTTCGATATGTCGAGTTGAAACAGTAGTTAGGATATCAAAAGGATTAGACTTTTTGTTATTTTTTTTCTCATCACTCATTTTACTCTCCTGCAGGTTTTGGAATCATTCTTCTTTTTCCTAGAAACTCTAGCATAGCTTTTTCTTCATACTCTCCATCTCCATCATCAAGAGGAGATACATTTGTGACTAGAACATCTCTCTCATATCTTGTTCCTGTTCCTGCTGTACCGTCTCCATCATCTATCTCAACAGTAATAGTCAGCTTTATATCTTCATCACTTTCGTATGCTTCCCAAATCAGCACTCTTCCATCTGCTGCATCTGCTGTTCCTGCTTCCACTTCTGTTGCAAAATCATAACTGATAGAGCCGTTTCCATGCTCTCTTTTTCCAAGTTGTTTGCTATTATCATCTCCTGCTTCTGTAGGGAGAGAAGCACACGTTTTAGATTTCAATTTTCTCTCTCCAGGTTCAAGGAGGTTTTCCATACCAGTACAGCACCCTACAGCCTTGTTTGCCTCTATTGCTTCACCAACTTTTCTTACAAATACATCATATTTTTTTACTTCAATTCCCATTGTTGCAATCTCCATCATTTTTTTCTTTTGTGTAAAACTCTATAATCTGTCTATAGGTTTTCACTTTTTCTACATATCCATCTCTATAGGACAAATCGCCACTATAGTGAGGGAAACCTCTTATTTTCTCTATTGCTCTATCTCTTAGCTTTTTAGCTTTTATGGAGCTATTTTCATAGATATCTACTTGCCAACGGCTCTTGGTAGAGCCTATATTTCCACTCGGTCGCTCTTTTGGAGTACCTAACACCAAGGTATAGACCAAGTATGGCGTTTTTTGGTTGTCGGGTGCTATTTGGGGAAACACTTCGACATTTAGGGCTGTTAGTGCCTCATAAAGTAGCTCTTCTATCATCTCTTTAGCTTCTCTATCTCTTTGGGTATGCGTTTGGCATAGTATGCTTTTGTAGCTTCTATACACTTATCGGCTTCCATCTCAAAAGCTGGTCTCATAAATGGTTGAGCCATAACAGCATGACCATTTTTGGCTGTGTATCCCCATTCTATGAACGCTGCATAAAAGATACGTTGCTTACCATCTTTTGTATTTACAGAGTTTCCTGCACTTACGGAGAATTTGACAATATGCATATCTTTTGTTCTTCGTTTACGAATTTTTATGGACTTTTTTAAATCCCCCTGGTCTCGTGGTGCTAGTTGTCTAGCTTTTGTGAGGATTGGTTTACATCCTGCTCGGATTGCTCCTACTGCTATATTTTTTTGTACATTTTTTGGGAACTGTCTTAGAGCTTTTTTTATCTCTTTTACACCGTTGCTCTTGCTCATATTAGCTCCTCGCACATTAGTTCTAGCCATCGAGTTTTTTCAAAAAAATCCCTAACTGCTAAAACATTAAAATATCTCTGTTTGTGCTTTACTCGCATCTCGGGATAAACTCCCTCTGCATATCGAATAATAACTCTATGCGTAACAGAGTTTTGATGTGTATTTGCACTCATAAATTCTCTACCAGAGATGGGTTTTATCTCTGCATAAGCAGGGATGAACTCTATCCACTCATCATCACTTTCACCTCCTATTGCATCCTTTGTGTGCTGTTTTTTTTCTATAAGAACAAGATGATTTAATGCTCTTGCTTGTTTTGTTCTCATAGATAGTTCACTCTCAAACTGTCCAGCATTCTGTCTGTATATTTACTTCTTTCATTGTCGGGGAGATTGTCGTACTCCTCTGCAATTTTGGCATTTAGATACATCTCTACTCTGCTATCCATGCTCTCAAATCCTGCCTTAAAAGTTAGGATTATTTTTTTTGCATTTGGCAAATCTCCTGTAAAAAAAAGAGTAAAAGGAGTTTTTGTAGCTCCTAAAGGAAAAGAGTACTCTACTTGTGCAAGAGGAAGTGTTTGCTTCTCCTCTGCATTGTCTATGTACTCCACTTCTACTATCTCTGTTACAGGATTTTTTGGCAAAACTAAATCTCTAAAACTTCCGTCTATACTCCACTCAAAAGTGCTTATTCCTTGCAAAATAAGATTTGTAATTTCTTCTGCTTTAAGAAGATAAGCGTTCGCCATCATCTCTATTTGGGCGTTTTGATGGTCATCTAGCACCCTTAGATATGTTTTTATCTTTGCCAAATCGTAGACAGGAGTTAATGGAGATGTTAAAAGTTTTAGAGTTTCCATTAGTCGTTATCATCCTCCTGCTCTTCTATTTTATATTTCTCTTTTAAATCTTTTAGAGGCATAGAGCTTATGTCCAAGATTGCCATTTCAAGTCTGTTTTTTAGTTCGTCTCGCTCTACAATTAGCTGTTCATTTGCTTCAATTATCGCCTCAGCTTCTTTTTTAAACTCTTGCTCTTTTTCATCCAAAATCTTTTGGAGTTCTGGAGTCATAGAGACTTGTAGAGATAGAGCTGTAGTCTCTAGGCTCTTTGCTTTTCCGATAGAGATTAGAAATCTAGCATCAGATTTATTTACATCTCCCTGCCATCCTGCTTTTCTCTGTTTCCCATCAACTTTTGTTGGTTTTAAAAGTTCTATATTCATCTTCTATCCCTCTGTAATAGAGAAAGATTGGGCGTGTCGAATCCCTACATCTATATCTTGCCATGCACGAATTACAAGCCCACCTTGCTTTGCCATGGTCGCTGTATCTAGCACCAAATCTAAATTTGACCACATACCCACAAGCACATCTGCAAAGTTTCCAAAGATTGTTTTTCCTGCTGGGATAAGTGTTGTTGGGATAGACTTATACCCATTTACCATATTATTTTGATTCATCATCACCCCACTTCCTGCATCTGTGGGAGTGGTTTTCCAAGCACCATTGATACTTGGACGAGTTACATAGCAGGGTACTCCTCTTAGTGCATTATTTTCAGCCAACTCTGTTTCAAAATCCACAGCTTCTTTAAAAGTTGGTACTCCGTTGGCATCTACTACTGTTACAGTATTTACTCCTGTAGTGTGCAAAATTCCCGTCGGTTGATTATTTAATCCATCTCCTGCTAGTACCATTTTGTCTATCAAAAGTGCCATACCCGAACGGATGTCGGCTTCAATTAAATCCTCTACATAGGGATTTGACTGTAGCAATAATTTTCTAGTAATAGCAATAGAACCTGTGGCTGTGTGGGGAGTAAGAGTAATATTGTCGTAGTTTGCATCTGTAAGTGGGCTTTCGCCATCTTCTGCTACAAATGCGAACTCCATTCCCCCCAATGCTCTAGGAATATCTTGGTCTCCGACTAGATTTGGGATAAGCTTTGCACCCTGTTGCATTACAAAAGAGTCTGCTGTAAGAGCTTCGATGTACAAGTCGGCTCGGTGGTCTGTTCCGACCAATGCCCCACTATTTGCTTTACTAAGCACAGCTCTTTGTTGAATTTGTGGAGGAACTAGAATCCCTCTTGCTACTGTTCCACTTGCCTCTTCGAGTTTTCGAGATATCTCAACTTCAAATTCTGCCTCCTTAAAATTACCTGTTTCCAAAGCTCTTAGAACTTTAAACAGAGAGTATCTTTTTACCTCTTTGTCATCTAGCTTAAACTTATCTTTGTTTTCTTTTTGTCCAGAAACTAATGCTTTTCGCAGGGGTTTATCAAGCTCTTTTTCTCTAGCTTCTAGCTTTTCAAGTTGCTTAATCTGTTCATTCACTTCATCATACTGTCTATCATATTTCGTATAGAGTTTTGAGTCTGCTTCGCTTAAAGCCTCCCCTTTGGCTTCATTTAGAATTCTCTGCATCTTAGCATAGAGTTTCTTGCGTTTTTTTAGTAGTTCTTTCATTTCTCACCTTTCAATTTTAGTTGTTTTTTTAAAATATCTACAGAGTCACCACGGTTTTCGTCCTCTTTTTCTGTAGATTTTAAATTTTTTTCAGTTTTTTTACATTTTTTTAAATTTTTTTCTCTTTTTTTAAATTTTTTTGGTTTTTTCGTGGCTACTCCTCTCACTCCTGCTCCTACATCAAATCCAACGCCCACGGCAGAGAGTTCCAAGATGTCATAATCTGTAACTAAAACATGGGTTGATTCACCCTTTTTTTCGGTTACGATAATATCTCGGATGTTATAGCCTATAGAAACATCTACTAATGTTCCCTCTACATATTTCCTAAAGATTTTTTCAGAATCCTCATCTGTACCAAACACTACAGAACAGACCAGCTCATCTTTTTTAACTTTTGCATCTTCTACCCTACCTATAGCATTGTCAACAACAATTCGATGGTCTTTAAAGAACGTCTTAAGACGTTCAAGATTTGCACCATTTACGTCCAACTCTTCAACAAATGTTTCACCACTCCACCAATCATAACGCTCTCCTGCGTTGTCGGCTGATATCATAGTAAAGGGGATTTTACGCCCCTCTTCATCAATCTTTTTACTTCTTTTTTTGTTGCTTACAGGGCAGTTTGAAGTACAAAATCTAGTAGTATAGCCCACTCTATTCATACGTTTTATTATCTGCTCTTTAGTTCTCTTTTTCTGTTTTTTCTTCGGCATTGTCGTCGATATCCTTTCCCATATTTAGTGGTAAAATTGGGTCGTCTAGGTTCTCTAAAGAGTTTAGACCCTCTTTTCCTCTCACTTCATTTCTAGTAGCCCAGCCGTCGCGTATTGCTTGTCCATAGGCTGTGTATCTTGTCTTAATGTCCCCTCTTTGGAGTGCATCCATGTTGAGAGATGCATACAAACTTTGGTCTTCTCTTTGTAGTGCAATGTTCAAAGGTTGCTCTATACGCTTTACCATGGGTGTCATTGTGTTTGTTACAAATGCAATTCCTTGGTGTTCGATGTTGGAGAACGTAGAGTTTTTATTTAAATTTATGAAATGGTCTGGGACCCTAAAAATAGAGGCTATTTCAGATTTTTGAAACTCTCTACTTTCTAAATATTGTCTGTCATTGTTTGGTATATTAATCGGTTTATATGTCATTCCCTGTTCTAAAATTAAGAATTTTGAAGCGTTATCCAAAGAGCTGTAGTTGCTCTTTAGTTGTTCTCTCATATCTTTTTTATTCTTTTCTGCAACAACAGCAGGAGTTTCAAACACCCCACTTCCCAAAATCCCCTCTGAGAAGTGTTTGCTTCCATTCTCCTCTAGTGCTATAGAGAGACCAATCGAGTGTTTTGAGTATGCTATAGGAGAGAGTCCATGTATGCCGTCCAAAGTTCGGTATTTAAAATGGAGTACTTCATTTTTATACAATAGTACCGTAGTGTTTAGAAAATCGGATTTATATTTATATGCTAGTTCGCCATTTTCTAGCCGTACTATCTCCATATTGTCGGCTATCAAGGGATAAAAACCTATTATTTTGTTTCTTTGGTCTTTGATGATTTGAGTGTACGCATTGCCACGGCTCACGAGGTTCATAACTACAGATTCTAGCCAATCGTATTGAGTCATTTCGTCATTGGGGGATAGATTTAAGATATTGTAGAGCTTGTGGTCATAGGCTCTCTCTTTGTGCCGTCTTCCATCTACTACTGTTCTTCTCATCAAATTCAGGGGCATCATTGCTAAACTTTCGGCTAGAACAGCGTAGCAACTCATGACGGCTGTATGCGTTTGAGCCGTGGTGAGTGTTACGTCTGTCCCTGCTTTGCTAGTACCGAACATAGAGCCAAGCCATCCTGAAAAATTTTGGTGATAGTTTCCTGCTAGTTCTACTCCTCTAGTTTTGGACTCAAAAAGATTGTTTAGATTCATTTTTGAGCTACTTTATAGACGGAGTATAGAAAAGAGATTGGCAATAGAAAAAAGTTTAGAAAGAGGATAAAATCTGCTACAACTTTTCTGTTTTCTAAAGATAAAAATGGGAAAAAATAGAATGACATTGCTATTATAGCTATGCAGATAGCTAGTAGAATATGAAAAAATATTTGTTGCAATAGCTCTTTTGTCACTTTTTCTCCTTATTTTTGTTTGAATTTGATACTATATCTAAACTTTCCATACAATTGTATGGAAAAATTATGGTATAGGG